CCTGATAGCCCTTTCTCTAAGCGAAATCCTGCTCCATATCTCCGAAGTCTCACCGATATAGCCCAAGACCTTCTGCAATAATCCCAATCCCTTAGCTGCATTCGAGAAAGGACGGCCTTGGTAAGTAAGGAAATTCATCCCACCGCCTTCGTCAATGTAATCCTGCCACCTTCTGCCTCTAAAAATAGCATCCTTGGCTGTCGTCAAAATATCCCTGCCCATCTGTGCGCCAAACTTCGGGAGGAAGTTAGAATACTCAGAAGTTGTAAGCCAGATATGGATGATGTCCCTTGGAAGGTTTGTAATAGCGAAGCCAGGATTTATGCCCGTCGCCATAGCCTTGAGGATCTTGCTCCCGGAGAGCCAGCCAATAATGGTAGCCATCTTTTGATTTACGAGCGGATTGCGTGTGACCCATTCTCTTGCATATTCGTCCGGCATAAGCATTTCTTTCGCATGGCCTTCGATGACTGTCTTGAGCTTCGCGTATCCTGCCGGAGCGGGTTGATAAACGGGATTGCCTTCTTCACTGTATCGAATGATTTTTGCTTCTTTTACAATGCCGTTATCCGGTACTTTGTCGGCCAACTCATAAAGCGCCTTATTCGCCCTGTTCCTGAAAATCCTGCTATGTTTTCTCGATATAACTTGATTGAGAAGTTCCCTTGAGTTCAACTCCATCACTTGAATACTGCCTTCATCAAGAGCCTTCAGGCCGGAATCGGGGACGGTAATCGTCTTTCCACTTATCGTATATGTATTATCGGGGTCGATATACTGAATAAACCTTCGCGGAGAATAGTCACCCTTGCTTACCAAGTCTTTGTGTTCTTTCTCCGAGATCAGTCCTTCATCCAATAGATCATCAAGGACCTTTTTCATTTCGCCAAAGTAAGCATCGGCCCTTTCGTTTATTTTCTTGGGAATGTTTTTCTCCGTGTATCTCTGATGTTCCATTTCGGTCAGACCGTGAGGGTGCTCAATTTCCTTTCGTCTTTTAAGTTCTTCTTCAAATTTCAACCTGCCCTGTTTTATTTTGTATTTCTCTATGCCGATGGTCCTACGGGATTGAATGGCTCTATTGAGAAGGCCCTCCTCTTCTTTCGACAACCCTTTGTAGATTTTGTCCTCAGCTTTTTTGATAAACCTTTCCGCTTTTGCCGAGGCCCCGGCGATAAGATCATGCCGCATTACGGCTTCTTTCCCTTCCTGGCCGAGGTCTTTGAGGAGTGTATTCTTGACGTTTGCACTGGTGTCAAGCGTTGTGCGTTTAGTTGTGGCTATGGCCTTTTTAAAAGTCGGCGTCCTCTTCTCTTTCAACTGCCGTTCGGTTTCAAGGTACATCCACTCGACTTTTCCCTCGGGCGTCTTCTGAAGTTCCTGCCTTATCTCTTCCAGCTTGACCGCCCGCTTTATCCTCTGTTCAGACTTGATTTTCTTATAGGCTTCTTTGATCTCAGGCCAGAATGGATAGCCCGAGTATTTCTCCCAAATCTCCGGCTTGAGAGTCTTAACGTCGCGCATGACCTCTTTGATTAAGGTTTCGATCTGAGCGGGCGGAAGACTGTCGCCCCATTTTCCGAGATAGGCGGGTCCGACTGAAACTCTTTCGTCTATCTTCAATTTCTTCGCATACCCTTTAAGCCGCTCGACTGAAGATTCCGTTATCTCCTGGGTGAAGTCGCCGGACGGAGTTTTGACCGTGACTTTAACCAGCCTTTCTCTCGGTGTAGCTTTCGGTACTTCCTCAGCCAGAACTTCTTCCTCAATCGGAGCCTCTTCTACTGCCGGTCTTTCGATCTCCTCGTAAGCCTGATGTTTCTTGAGATATTCCTTCTGCTCGGGCGTTAATTCCTTGCGATTAAGAAGGCGGTCCTCAATTTCTTTCTCGAAAGTCTTTGTCCTCTCCGGCGACATCTCCTCAATAGGGGGTTTTTCTATTGGTTTTGCCTCTATTTTAGGCTTTGCTTCAGGGATGGCTACCCTACTAGGGGCCCCCTCCTCAATCGCCTTACCTGCCACAGCGCCTGCACGAGCCTCGGCCTCTGGCCGGACCTCGGGGACTTCTGGAATGATTTTAGTGGGTTCAGGCGGCTTTCGGTAGAGTATTTCCCGCTTCTCTGCGATTCTTTCAATCTTGGGCGGCGCCGGAGCCTCGGGAGGAGCTACGGTCGGTACTGCTGCAGGAGAAGGCGGGGGAACGACCTTTTTAATTTCAAATTTTGATACATCTTCCGCGTGTCTGAAAGTGTAAAATTTATCCGACCCAAGCGGCTTAACATAATCAATCCCGGTCTTCCAACCCCTGTAGTGTTCGCCGATCTCGCTCTTGCCTCGATATAAACTCTCAGGAACCTCGCCCCGAAGCTCTCTAAGCTCGACGGGTCTCCCGGTTTTAGTCTGAACGTTTATAGATTCCGCTGGTTTTGCTGATCGCCAGACTACCCTTCCTCCCGTCTCTTTTATCTCCCCTGCGAACGGTTCGCCTTTGCTTGTTATCTTCGCTGTTTTCCAGTCGGGATCAACCTCTATGTTCCAACCTTGCTCTGTGAGCGTTTTAAGGCCGGGTAGTTTTCTGTCAACGCTGGTCCCGACAAGACGGATCTCGCCCCTTTCGTTAAACCCAGGCGGCAAGCCCTCTATTTTTGCCGGTGGTCCGGTGGGCGATGTTTGCGTAATCGTAAGCGACCCGTCTGCTTCTTGCTTGACGTTTATCGAGAGCGGTTTTCTGGCCTCTTCTTCGACGGCCTTCGTCTCCTCGTAGAATTTCCTGAGTTCTGGACTTGTTTCAGCCTTCCTCACTCTCGGCATTTCCGGCCAGGTTGTGATCTCTTCCGGTTGTCGTGCGGAAGTCTCAGCCATCTTTTGTAGTGCGGCGTTGTATCTATTGAGAACATCTGCGTTTATGGTCTCCGGCTCAAATTTAACTTCAGGAAATTCTCTTAACCCTTCTTTAAAGGCAGTCCCGAGTTCCTCTTTCGTCAGGAATTCTCGTAATGGAGGACGTCCCGCGACTCCTCCTTTGATAATCCCCCCTAATACACTTAGACCCATAAGGGTTCCAAGCGGATCTTCAATTATCTGCTTCCTCGGATTCTTGGCTAGGTTTATCAATACCTTCGGCGCGAAAAGAGCGTATTCCCCGCCGAGCTTTCCCAGGCCCTTAACGGTTTCCAATAGCCCCCTGCCAACGGTTTTAGGTGCGGCCTCCACTTCAGGCGGCGCGGGAGCATAGAATTCAGCGGCAGCCTGTTCTGGCTCTTGAATCCCCAAGACGCTATACTTCATAAATTGGCCGCTCTGTTTTAAAAGATTCCTCAGGGCAGTCTTTATATCTTCAACCGTCCCCCTCGCTGTTTCTTTGGCGATGTATCCCAGCCCCGGCTTTTCCTGTAACTCTCTAGCTACAGGGGCCTTACCAAGTATCTGCCCTATCTCGCCGCCTAAGACTTTTTCAGCAGCCGTATCAAGGGAAAATCCAGGAGGCGGTGTCGAAGGATATCCCGGCTTATCCAAGAGAAAGCCGGACGGGGGCGTCGGAATATATCCCGGAGTATCAAGGACAAATCCAGAAGGCGGTGTCGGCTTTACTTCAAGGGAATCCATTCTTTTAATTTCTCATCCCAATATACTTTCTCTCCGGTCTTAGGATTTGTTGCCGTAATCCTTCCAGTTGCTGTTTCATCCGGCGTTACTTCTGAGGGAAATTTTTTCTTGAGTTCCTTTTCGAGCTTATCAATCTCCTCTATGTTCTTTTTGATTTGATTAGCCCCTTCTTCTCCAAGAAGATCGCCGGATTCGCTTGTTTTTGACTCAAGAAGCGCCTGATATCTTCTTCTCTCTATGCCCAGTTTCTCCAATGTAGCCCTTGCTTCCTTTGCCGTCATGTCGCCGATCTGCCCCCCTAGTTCTTTCAGCCTTACGCCCAGTTCTTTTTTCCTTACATTGGCAAGTTTTTCCTGCACTCCGACTTCCCTTTCCTTTAATGGCCTTTCTTTTGCGGCTTCCCTTTGCTTGACAATCTCACCGGCTGCCCCACTGAGAGTCTTTTCCCCGAAGAATTTGGAAACTTTATCAACGACCTCTTGTGGAGGGATCTCTCCAGCCATCTGGTATTTTACGAGCTGCGCCAGCGCCGCGTTCGCCTCGGCTATCTGCTGGTCAACATTGGGTGGAACAGTTACTCCCTCCGGCAATAGCCCCATTCCCTGTAAGTATTGAGGAGCTCCTGCTTCAGGAACATTCCTACCTTCAAAATATTTCAAAATTGCTTTTGCAATATCCTCCTTTCCCGTAGCTTGCCTGCCAGCCTCAAGAGTTTTCCTTTGCTCCTCTCCATAGGCGGCTTGTTCTTTTAGGCTTTTCTCAAGCCAGCGCATGACTTCGCGCTTCTGCATCTCATCCTTAATGAGATAAGGCCAATATTGTTCTATCGACTTGAATAGCCTGCTGATCTTGTCGCTCATTTTTTCATCCCTATTTTTCGGGATTTAGAAGTCTAGCTAGAATCGCTTGCCACCAGCTGTTGTCCTGGCCGCCGTAGATTGTGGCAAAGTAATTGAGTAGCATCTGCATCCAGTTCTGGCCTTCTCCCCGTCTTCCGGCGCTCATGGCTTCCGCCATTTGCTCTGCGCCCATCCCTGACCCGAAGAGTGATTGCACCATGCCGGTTGTCCCCATGAGTTGCTCATATCTCCGCTGTGCCTCTTCAATTTCTACGTCTCTTTCGGCACCACCAAGTGCCTCTCTCGTTCCACGTTGGATGCCCGTTATTGACCGTTCCGCATAGGGAGTCCCCAACATTCCCTGACGGGACATTACATCCATCTGGGACTGGATCGCTGGCCTCTCCGCGCCCTTGATCTTCTCATAGATACGGTTGTAGAGCGCCTGTCTTTCTTCATCGCTTAATCCTAGCGGTTGGTCGAGGAGCATATTCGCTCGGTCGAGAATCCGTTGAAGAAGAGCTTGAATCTCAGGACTCCACTCAAATTCCCCACCCTTTGCCCCCTGCTTGGCCTTCCAGTCGCCTATCGCTTTCTGGCAATGGCAGGTTCCGATCATCCCTTCGGAATAGACGGCCCCATCCTCATTCCCAGTCCAGGGATCTCTTCGAACAAACTTATAACCAGGAGCACAATTCCCTGTTTTTGTTCCATACGCTTCACCGCAGGGACATCCTTCGTATGCCCTGCCGGTTCCTTCGGGACAGCCTTCGGTGAGCGTCGGTGTCGGCGTCGGTGTCGGCGGATTAGGATTGTCAGGACTTCCGCTAGCCTCGCAGTTACGAAGACACTCCTCATAGGATTCTTTCTGCATAGGGTTTTTATAATACTGGGGGAACCTTCTGGCGCACTCTTCCTTGCACATTTGGATAGTGCCAGGCCCAGGCCCGGCTCCTGTCGGGCCACCTTTGTTCGGATCTTGAAGTTGCGGTTTTTTGATAATAGATCCTGGCAAGGCCATTGGTTACCTCCTTCGGATAGCCCCCGGCAAAGACGCGCCGAATCGTCCAGCGCCAATTTTTCCAAGTGCTTCCTCAATAAAACTGGTATCCATTCCCATCCCCGCGGGCCATCCCCAGTTAGAAGTCCGCCCAAGCTGCGCCAAGAGCGCTTGAAGCACAACGGGATCAAGACCTTTTGCATAGGGGCTTTGATAAGGCTGCTTAAAGCCAAGAATCCCCATTTGACTTTTAAGGTTCATGGCTTCTTCGAGCGGGTCTTTCTCTTTTTCAAACATAGCACCGAGAAAGGACATTATGATTGGGATAAGGATGGTCAAGGGCAAACCTGCACCCGCAGCGGTTGCCCCGGCTCCCCCGAATGCCCCGCCTGCTCCGGCTGCTCCTGTACTAGCTCCGCTTATCCCCGGCACCGTCCCTCCAAAAGACCAAAATGGATTGATTGCCATATTGTCCTCCTAACTCTTCATGATAAATGCAAGACTGAAGTACACCGGCTCGTTGCTTTCAGAAGAGTGAACCGATATTTGATGATTACTTGCCTGGTTCACGACATGCGATTGCTGACCATGATGGGTTGGCTGAGTGACGTCGTGAGATAAAGCTGAATGAGCATTTGGCTGTGTGACACTATGGCTACCCGGACTGACAAGAACCAAAGCTCCAGTGCCCGATTCAACATAACCCAAATTATGGGAGCCTACCGCTGTTCCGCTATGGGACTGAGCGCCGTGAGAAGCAACTGCACACCCGGAATGGTATAGGGCAGCATGGTTTCCGACCGTTGCTCCTGCATGGACTAAATCTGCGTGGTTATCGTGATCATGGGTTTCCGCACCGCCCGTGCCGCCCGGGTCTTGCCCAGCGGCAGCCCCTTTAATAAATTTTGACCTTAAATCGGGAGTGCCGTTATCTCCGTCGCAGAGGAGCCATCCGCTCGGAATGGCGGAAAGAAGGCCAGACCACATAACGATAATGCCGGACGGGAACTCTCCTCCGCCTGGCCCTTGCGGACCGGGATCACCCTGATCGCCCTTATCACCTTTATCGCCTTTTCCCCCGCCCGACAACTCGACCGTTGCCTCCATCTTTTCGCTGATATTAACGATAATCTCTGTCAGGCTCACGATATTCTCCGGGTGACGTCTTTTTCAAAGTTCATCGTGCCGATCATCACGGTCTTTATGTTCCTATGCGTTATCGTCCCACCCGTATCAGCGGTCTCTGTTTCGTTGCCTCCTGTATTGGCGTAGGCGAAGTGCGTGTTATCGGGAACCGAGACGATTATCCATGTCCCGTTGTACCCGGTGCCAGCCATGCCGGAAACGACGATCTCATCGCCGGCCGCCAAGTTGTGATCGGCACTGGTTCCGATGGTGGCTACGTTGCTAGCTCTCGCGCGGTGTGCGGTCCCCACGTTTCCCAAGGTATTCTTATATTGGACATCGTAATAATAGATTCCCTGAAGCGGGTCTGTTTCGGAGGCGGCAATACGGAACTCTGTTTCTCCTTGGGTCGGGTTGGTATGCGAAGTGACTGTCTTTTTAATGACAGCGGCGCTGTCGGCGTCGTCTTGGTTTCTCTTCAAAGTGAAAAATATGGTCCATCCCGTTATGTCTTTTACGACTCCACCCTGCTTAAATATTAAAATGAATACTTGGTCATCGCCTCGTATCAATTTAAAATTCATCTTTCTCTCCGCATTAACTTGCTAAATTAGGGAAAGCCTTCCATGTTCCCGGTCTTCCCGAGGAGACGCATTGCCAAGCCGGAGGCCCGCCCGCCGAGGGTTCCAAATTCCAGCAGATATCCCCTCTCTCCCAATAACCGCTTGTGGGCGCTGAAGTCCCATAGCTTACTTTTTTGAAGTTTTCTATAAGTGCCCCATAAAGAGTCTTTATATAAGCCGGGAGGCCGGGTGGGGGAGGGGGGAAATATATTTTCTTGTTCATTTAATCTGCTTCTATGTCTCTTTTCCAGACTTTGTTTTTAAAGTAAATTTCCGGGGGAAGGATTCTCACCGTCCCGTTGGCTTCCTCATTATGGACAAACTCCAAACAAAAATAGGCACATGATATCCCGAGCTTGACTAACCTACCGACAACGGACCTCTTTTCGTCAAGGTCCGTCGGACTCATTCCCTCAAGCTCAATCGAGGCGACGGGAAATCTCTGTTTATTCTTGTAGATATTTAGGACAATCTTGCTTCCAAATGGGCAGACATATTCCGCCCACATTCTTCTCAAGGTATTCCAAACTCCCCTCTCCCCGGTAAGACAACGATAATGCTTCGTCATAAAATTACTTTCAATCGGAGTCCCGTTGTCGGTGTATCCAGAGTCCTGAATGAATAGATTCCCATCCGAGGAACCTGTTATAAACTGAAGTTCAGCCGTTCCCGACCTGATGTTGTGCATACAGGTAAGACCCTTGGCAAATTCAAATGGCGTGAGTTTAGCTCTGATGTAATCAAAGACGACTATCTTATTTGGCTCTGTCGATGATCCAACTGGAACGGAGAGCCAGTATTCATTTCTTTTTTCAAGTTCGTTTCCAAAAGATTTCCCTACAGCATCCTGATTGATAGACTCTATTGTTATAGGGATCAAGTCTGAGATTGGCGGATCGACAAGTTCCTTTTCCTTAAAGATTTCAAGGCCTCTCTTGGAATACCACATTAAAAATCCGCCCACGACACAAACTGAAGCCGGACAATCAGTCCCCGTCTTAAACGGCAACTCGGTCATTTGATAGGATGATTCACCCACCTTGTCTATCCTGAAGGGTTTTTTATGCTTCAGCACATAAAGCGAGTCCATGTAGGCCCTGATTCCCATAATCTCGTCGGAGTCTTTCCCCTTGACCTGAACGATATTATCGTAGGCCATCTCCTCGGCTGATCCCTTATTCGTGAAGTGAACCTGATTCCTGTAGTCTTTTGGGACGAACCAAACTCGGTCATCCCAAACCTCCGCGAAAATCGAAACAGGCGGAGGATACCTGTCATAACTCACTTCATCTCCAAGCTCGGTTAGGTCGTCCTCGTAATCCGTTGTGGCATTGTCGATGTCAACAAGCCAAAAGAAAACCTCCCCATCTGCCGTCGTTCTATACAGACGTTTCTTATCCACCTTGGGGTCTGAAGATACAGGAATGGCGGAAAGATTTATCTTTTTCTTGTATGAGATTGTCCCATCAGTGTCAGCGGTCTCGCCTTCGTTTCCTCCTGTATTGGCGTAGGTAAAATGGGTCGTATCAGGAACAGATGCAACTACCCATGTCCCATTGTATCCAGTCCCACCCATGCCGGAGACCACAACTTCATTTCCGACTGCTAAACTATGAGGGCTCGAGGTTCCGATAGTAGCCACGTTGGTCGCCCTTGCGCGGTGTGCGCTTCGCACCCTTCCTACTATTATTGGATATGTTATTATCCCATCGGTATCGGCAGTTTCAGTTTCGTCTGTACCAGTATTGCTGCAGGTAAAATGTGTGTTATCCGGGACAGAGGCGACTGTCCATGTCCCGTTGTACCCGGTCCCGCCCATGCCAGCGATTACAACCTCACTCCCGACTATTAAACTATGAGCGGCGGCGGTCCCGATTGTCGCTATGTTGCCTGCTCTTGCTCGATGTGCGCTCCCCACACTTCTTGAGGAGATCGGGGAAGGATTGCTCTCGACCTGGAAATTTCCACTTCTCATATAAGTGACGACATACTTGAATCTTCCGGTTAGGTTCCCATCTGCTCCTTCGACTGTACTCGGCGCTGATTCGGGGCCTACGATTCCGAGACCATAGACGGTCGAGGGTTCAATCAGAAAGTTTTGGTCAAAGCCGACGATGATCGGCCTTTCTCTAAGATAGGCGACGGGCTTTATCGGGAACTGAATCTCGTTGGCCTGAGAATAAATCTCGAACCACTCTTCATCGGTTATTGCCCTTGTGTAAATTTTTGTATCGGTCACGACAACGTATCTATTTGTTCCCGACTCGTCCCAATAATCAAAAAATCCCCTAATCTTCTGCGACCCGAAATTATAGAAGTTGTCAAATTTTGTATAGCCCTGCCTTTTCTCCCGGCTTATCCCATCCCGGCTCGGCCTCATATTCAAGCAACCTATTACATCGCCCTCCGGCGTATCCGTCGGCGGTGAAAGTTCATTAAGGCTCCCCGCGACACTTTTCATTTCACCGAAACGATTTAAACCTTTGGGCATCTCTTTATTTCCCGATTATCTCTCTTATGTCTGCCCTTCCCCTCCAAGTTAGTCCTTGGACCTGGCTCATGGTAAAAAGAACGTCGCGCAAGATCCCGTTATACCTTTTGTCTATTTCCGCGCTACTCTCACCGGACCGGATGACCCATTGTTTCATCACATCGAGAGCGATAAGTGGATGGGCCGGCGTCAGGATGGTCGAGCCGTTGAATGGGATCGCATATTTATCGTTCTCTGGATCGTGTTCTTCGTCCTCATTCAGGTCTTTAAAAACGGGGATATAGACCCCTTTGTATTTATTGGTAGTGCTCTGGTCTGGACAGGGATCAAATGCTATGACCCCCATAGACTCCCATGACCAGACTTTAGGATCGTCGGTTCTTCCGATAATGTTGTATTCGACGAGCTGATCTTTCTCAAGATATAGAAGCTCGGCCTGTCTGTATCCTGATTCGTTGTGAAAAATTCCGTCCATCATGAAGAAATCGTCTATGTCAAAATCGACCGCAATTTCATACTCTCTTTTATTTGCTGTCGTAGTGATGAGGAAAGTTTTTGTGATGGCCCAGGGGATATGGGGGACAAGCGCAAGGGCGACATTCTGCTGAGAGATATTTATGATTAAATTAAGTTCAATATTTGTGAAGAGTCCTTCTGGAGCTTCAGTCAGTTCATCCGCAAGAATTCTTATATAATTTCTAAGATCGACCCTTTTCATCTTTTATCCCCCTTTTCTTAAAGGCACTCGACAGGGAAGTCTTAATGGAAGTCTTGGAGGAAATCTATCTACACCCTGCCATTCATACGCCCCGATGTCCGGTACTCCCACAAGCGGATTCCCCGCATAATCCTCCGTCAGCCCCATATCCACCCCCGCGTTGATGCAGGGGGAGACGGAAGTCAATTTATAATCCACAGCGGTTGTCCCACCGGCATTGGCAAAATCGGGATTCTCCCACTTGCCATGAGTGTCCCATCCGGTTGCCGCTTTATAGGCAGCGAAATCGTCATAGTGATAATAAGTTAGTACACCACTTCCTAATGCCACATATTTCGCCGTTCCCCCTGCACTTTGATACCAACAGTTATAATCGCAGGATGCGATGTTTCCAACTGTCGCAACTTTAAGACAACCGTCTGGATTATCCATGCAGATGTTGTTTTTGATAATAATTCCAGTATTGCCATCTATGACCCATATTCCTGTACGGGTTCCGGCAGAAAGTGGATTCGACCCATATACGACATTGTTATAAATTTCGGCCCCAGAATTATTTGTGCCGAGATAAATTCCGGCTTTCATCGGGTTGAATATTACATTGTAACAAACCTTGGCCGTGTGCATATTTGGGCCGTCACCAAGGTGTATTCCTGAACTCACCTTCGTTGGATCGGCGTAATCGGAGTCGGAATATATAAAATTATAACGCACGATGTTTCCAGTCATCGTACCCGTATCGCTATCCATCAGGTCAATACAGTTGTGGTAGCAGTTATAAATCGTATTTCTCTGAATAACGCACCCGGTCATGGTTATTCCGGGATTATTAAGATATAGATAGATTCCGTGCCTTGAGCATTCATAAATCGTATTGTCTTCAATGATGTCATTGTTTGCCTGGATTATAATAGCGTTACCATCGTCCCCTGGCGCTGGCCCACAATGATGAATTGTGCAATTAGAAACCGTAAGCCCAACCCTCTGTACCGTAAATCCCCTATGGTCAATCCCGTTCTGTCCTCCGAAAGCCACTTCTAATCCTGAAATTGTGATGTAGTCAGAATCGGTGATGTCAACAATGGGGTCTATTACCGTCACCTCAACCGAGGTGTATCTTGAATCCGGGTCGGTTGCCGCATATACATAAAGTCTGTCGTTGGGATCATCCCACCACCAATCATATTCAGAGACACAGAGTGCCTTGCTTGCTTTCTCATTTCCCCATTTTGTCTTTCCGTCTGAGGCATTGACAAACCAAACTTCCGTAGGATCGGCGGCGTAGGTCGCGTACCATAGAGGATCACCTTTGAATGTGGCAATCAATCCACCGGAGATTCTTGCAGTTGTCCATGTGAACGTTGTCCCATATGCTCCTGTTGCCGCAGTAACCAAAGAACCCACAGCAGTCGTAGTACCTTTATATTGTTCAACAAAGGAATTGGTCCAACTTACCGTCGCATCAGTCGTTCCTGACGCTGCAAATCCGACGATACACAATTCTTTGGCAACCGTTGTCGTTGCCGTCGTTCCGCTTGTCTGACTCGTTGCTGAAGCTCCATAGTTTTGGTTGGCTATTTTATCGACTACTGGATTGGAGATTCCTGTCCATTCCCCAATTATAAGGGCTATACTTGTACCGCCTGTCCAGACAAGCACAACATTTTTGGTCTCGGCTGCTCCAGCAATCTTGTAAAAAAGAGCCGCATCAACCGTTGATGTACAGTTAGTAGTAACAACCTTTGTCCATCCAGAAATAGAGGCATTGGTGGCAGCAGAGTTTCCTTTTGCATAAGCAATAAGTAGATTTCCTTCAGCCGGAGTATTGACGTATGATTTTGTGACGGTGTCCGCAGAGGCCGACCCATAAGTAAAGGCTTGGACTATAGTTACACTATCTTCTGTCCAAGTTGCCACCGAAGTTGACCCATAAATCTTCGGCTTATCCCCCGTCCCATACGCCCCAAATGTGATGGGATGACCCGATGTGCCGGAGGAGGGGACGGTCAGTTGCTCCCGCCAGGTCTGTCCTTTGCGAAAATAGATGATATCGTCAGGAACGAATGTGCAAGCGTTAATATCCGCTATCGTCTTATAGACATAATCCGCGCCACCCGTTGCCTCAAAGGTCAGATGGTTATAGGTCACGAAGTCGGGCGTAGCACTCCCGACGTAGGTATCCGTGATTGATGAGTCGACATAATAGACGGGCGGTGGGCCTCCGCCCGAAACATATTCGTATCCGCCGATGTCGGGACCATTGGGGGAGGTTCCGGTTTTTCTGGTCGTTCCAAAATAATCCGTGAGAACCGAGGCCGTGTATATGCCCTTCCCAATGGCCGGGGAAGTGCCGAGAATCTTGAAATAATTAGCCGTGAGGGTCCCAGCCCCGGATGGAGGAGTCTTGGCAAGCTTGGGATCGCCAACAACATCGCCAGTTCCCTGGGCTGCCGCGATGGGTGTCTTGCTCCAGCAATTATAGGAAAAAGTCAGCCCCGAATGTGAGGACTCAACGTCAATCGGAACTCGATCCCCGTCATCCTCCAAAACCAAGTTATTGGTAAATGTGGAATTGGTATAGGTAGAAATTTCATCATGGAAATAAACCCCCATGTTGTATCCAGAACCCACATTTCCGGTAGAGTTGACGAATGTGTTATATACAATATTAACATTGACCAGTGCAGGAACATTAGAATCTATGACCAGATTCACCCGGCATCCCATAACAAAATTATTGTAGATGTCCAGATCGGTGGGGTTGGATGTTTCCCCGCCTACGCATATTCCATCCTGCACATAGGCTACCTTGGTTTGATAGACTATGTTTCTACGGCATATTCCGCCATTAGTAGAATCAAGATAGATATTATAGGATCGATTATCATAGACGATGTTATCTTGCATGATTGCATCAGAGGCATAATGATAGGCGTTAAGTCCCTCACCCCTATTTTCATAGGCAATGCAATTTTGAATCGTCGTATTGCTTCCACCTGTAGCAATGGCAGACCCCCACGACCCCTGACCATCAAGGCCATAACCATTGCCGTTGTCCGTCATGGTACAGCCATCAAGAATGTTATGGTCCCCCCAGGCAATGATTCCGCTTTCCTTGGAACCATCTCCTATGATGTTGTAAGCATAACTATAATTCCCGTCCACCATTAGCAACGCACCATTTGAATTGATAATGGTGATGTTGCTCAACGTGACATAATTTCCAGATACGGTGAATAGGAAATTCAGGTGATTACTCGGGATCGTATATTCCCCATCAAAAATTGGTGTCTCAGTAGGATAATTTGTTATTGTGATCCGGCTGCCGGAAGTCCCGTTGGTCGTCCAAGAAACAATCTCGTCTTGATAAGTACCGCCCCTAATTTGGATGGTATCCCCTGCCGCAACGTGGCTATTGGCATAGGTCAAAGTTAGCCACGGACCATTTGTCCCACTCACATAGGCCGGGGCGAGTCCATCCCAAGAGTTATTGCCAGCCGTGGAGACGTAGTAGGTCGTTGCCCAACCGGAAAGGGACAGCAAGGCCAACAACACCGCAAGGGTAATCAGTCTACGCATGGCGAAAGTCCTCAATTTCTCACTTAATGAAAATCGAAACATTCACATCGACCGTATACCCACTTGTCGTCTCCTGGTTCTGAACACTGAGTAGCTTTATCCTCTCAACGTCTGGCGTGAGCGGGATGGTCTTCTGGACTACCGTTGTCCC